AACCCAAGGAGATATACCACGCTCTTTCATAAGTTGCAGTGCCATCAAATCTTGTACACCAGGACTAAACTTAGCGTCATCTGGTATGCCCGCTCGTCTTGCTACACCAGGTAAGGTGTTTCCAATGAATTGATATCTACCAACAGCATGTAGTTTTCCTGCATTGATCCACTGCTGATTAGACATTTTTCTATCATCATATTGAAGTTTTTTAATTTCTCCAATAGTAAAATCTGTTAGAGATCTTCCTTTGTGCTGAGGCATCTTGCGAATGTCACCAGAGAATCCTGCAACTCCTCTACCACCTGCAGTTCCGATTTGATTGACTGCATTATATCCTGCTGCTCCAGATTCATACTTAGCAAGAACACCTAATGCTTGCTTTTGAATATCAGTCATACCAACAGGACCACCACCACTGAACCCAGCAATGCCAGATGTAAATGAAGGTCTATTTGTGCCACCTCCCATCGCATTCATCGCTGCAAAAGTATTAGCACCATATCTACTAACAGCACCTCTACTCATAACAAACTCGCCTGGAGTAAGCATAGCAGGAACTGTATCTCTATTTCCAGAACCATATACTCTTCCACCTCCATTATATCCCATCGGTCCCATAGCACTAAATGCATCTCCAAATAAAGCCATAGGACCTTTATTTGATTTCTCAACTTCTGATTTTACTTGCGATGGTTCAACACCTCTTTCACCTGCTTCTCTCTTTATTTGTTTTTCATCCTCACCTTTCTTCCACATATAAGCACCCAGTGTTGCTGCGCCAGTAAGAACACCAGCAGTTACAAGTGGATTCTTTGCCGCTAAGGCAAGAAGTTTGACAGTTACCATTGCCATCTTCTTGGCAAAGAATATTGTTAAACCGACTAGTCCTCTAACAAATTTACCAAGTCCAGTTCCAAATAAGATGTATCCTGCCAAGAGAGCTGGCCAAGTATCTTTGAGGAATCTACCTATCGCTTGTACTTTCTTTTGATTTTCTCCATCACTGAACCAATCAACAAGTTTAACAAGGACTCTTCCTACAAGTGTTGTAAACAAGAACTTAAATATCTGATCAAAGATATTCTTTACTGGTTGAAGTGTTTTCTTGATTCCATCTCCAAGTTTTTTGAATGCACTCTTCTCTAACTTGTCTTCTCCTGCTGCTCTTCTAACTCTTTCTTTTTGTTTTCTCTCTTTCTCTGTCTTCTGCTTTTCAAATTTTTGCTCTGATCTTAGCGTCTCTAAGATAGAGTCAATACCTTTTAATATATCATCTAGATTTTCTTGAGTCTTTTCCGATACTGGAGACGCAATGAATGGTTGAACAGCACTACCTTTTGATTTTACAATCGCTCCACCTCCACCGCCGCCAAGAAGTGCTTTAGATGGACCTGACATAGCAGGTCCAGTTTTTTGTTGTAGAACCTTATTGACAAACTTCTCAAAATTTATCTTATCTCCTCTCTTCTTAAATGCCTCTTTCCTTTCAGCAGGTGTCAGATTTTGACCCGCAATGGTTCCACTAGCGGTGAGTTCATCAAGATACGCTGCGTATCTATTTCCGCCAAAGAACTTTGATGGTGAAAGCGATTTATCTGAAGGCATTTTGTTGCTTCTGCTTTAATTCCTCTTCCTCAATATGGTTTTGAAGTAAACCAACATAAATGTCTCGTTCCCAAGGCATCATGTTTTCAATCTCAGTTAATGAGTATTTATGGTACTGCATCAAGGCAAAATTAAGCTGGAAGTAATTCATTAGGTCCATATGGACCATTCCTAAGCGAAAAAACTTGCCAGTCCCTCCAATACGACTTCACTTTCAACTTTTGTTTTTGGATTCGTAACCTTCAGAGTATGAGAAAGTTTCGGCATTGTCTCAAAGAACTTTTCAATGTCTTTGAATTGAGATGAATTCATTGACTCAAGAAACTCAATGACTTCTTTCTTTGAAACATCAGATGTAGACCAAACTTCATCCTCAGTATAGATCTTATCAATACAAGATCCAATCAATTCAAATGATTGATCCATTGCACTCTTATCACTAAATTCAAAATTATTTTTAATGAACTGATCAAGAGATGGATACTTCATTTCCATCATCACAGAGTCATCAATTTTAATCTTGTTTGTGTGATCTTCGTTCTTCTGAACCTTAATATCATCCAGATTTACAATGACAGCAGTGGTTGTTTCCTCATCATCAGGACAGGTGATATTAACTTCAATCTCTTCACCGACAGATTTGCCGCGAATGTTAAGGAACAGATATTCAATATCAAAAGTAGGGAGGTTCTCTACTTTGATTCCTCTGGTTAAAATGCAGTTCTTAATAACCGACTTAATCGCTGTTGTGATCTGCTTTGTGTCCTCACTTTCCAAAGCAATCACTAAAAGTTTTTCTTCTTTTACAAGGAAAGGTCTGTATTTAATTGTTTCTCCTGTAGATGGCAACTCAAGTTCATAAGTTGGCGTAGCAATCTTTGGTAAAGGCATAATGTCCTATAAGATATTTCAGTGTGATTATTTATCTGTCAAATCTGGGATCAAACGTTCCTCTAGCATTAATGTCTCTTTCTCTTGGAGTTCTTCTTCTAAGAGCATTTGCAGAATTATTGGCAGCTTGTTGTGGAATGCCAGCAGTTGTTTCTGTTCTTGGTCTTCCTGCATTTGAATCTGGGTTTTCGCCAACCAAATTATTAATGACATACCTTACATATGACATTGATACTGTGCACTTTAACAATGAAGATGACTCATATGATACAGGCATTGATGAAATAGCAAGAGGAAAAGTTCTTATGAACTCATACTCCAGTGATTGCTTATAATCTCTCTCAAACTTTCTAACAATTAATCCTTGTTGAGCAATGTACTCATCAGGATATTTTGAACGATAAAAATAATTTGATGATTTTCTATCCAAAGCACCAAACTCTGGAGAGTTTTCATTTACAATATATCCTATCCAAGTTTCAAAAAATCTGATTGGCAAATAATTTTCTGCATCAACATAGAATGTCAGATCAATTCTATCATCAAACATTCTTCTGTATGCGTGTTTCTCAGTAACTCCTGTTCTATCACTCGTGAGTTCCAGTGTTGTCAGTTGAGATCCTGGAAGTGATACTTCAGAACAAGATAGGTTTAGCTTTTCTTGTTGTCCCCCAAGAACACTACTGAGAATAGCTGCGTCCTGTGGGATAGGAATCTCAACCTCAAAGTGTGACGTAAGAGCAGGTCTTAATAAATTAGATTTAATATTTGAAACTGATCTTGGGGTAGGCATTTATAAATAATTTTTACCTTATATATTATGTATGGCAGAAAGTATCAAGAGTAAATACAAACCCTCCTTTCCCAAAAAATATAGTGGTGATCCAAACAATATTATATGTCGTAGTAGTTGGGAACGCAAGTTTTGCCATTGGTGTGACCTGAATGAAAACATTATTCAATGGGGTAGTGAAGAGTTTCACATTCCATACATCTCACCAGTTGATAGAAGAGTTCATAAGTATTATCCCGATTTCATTATTAAAGTAAAAGAAAGCACAGGTCAAGTTAAGACCTATGTCATTGAAGTAAAACCAAAGAAACAAACACGCCCACCAAAGAGACCAAAGAGACAAACTAAGTCATACATTTATGAGTGTACAACTTGGGAAGTCAACAAAGCAAAGTGGAAAGCTGCTCAAGAGTTTTGTGCTGATAGAAGAATTGAATTTAAGATCATCACAGAAGACGAGTTAGGTATCAAATGAACCGCATAGAACCCATAATCAATGACATAAATGCAACTTCTGATGCCGAAGAGCAGATGCTTATGATTATGGAAGCACTCAATAATACTGTGACACCAATTCCTGAGGTGGGACAATTATGTACCTTTGTTTATAATGCAAAAAGTTATGGTGTTACATACGATCAACATCCATTAGTTGCAGTGACTGAATTATTCCGCTGGGGATTTCGTGGACTTAACTTTCATTGGCAAGAGTATAGGCAATATACTTGGGAAGAACTTGCAGGTCAGGTTTACATTGTAGAACCAGAAGAACTTGACGATCTCCTCTCAATTCAGTATGGAAAATTCATACTAAATAAATAAAAACCTTTGTCTAATGGCAGCAGGACAAGTAGAAACAAGTAAAATTTCACCAATAAAACTTTACACTGGCAACTCACAGCAGCGACGCGCAGCTAAAGGTCCCTCTGTAACGACATACTATGCCACAAGAGTGACAGAAGTTAAAGATGCTAATGGAAATAAGGCATTCAAAAAAGAAGTTATAAAATATGATAATGCGAAGGGAGAAAATGCAAGAGTCATAGCAACACAAAATCCAGGAGAAACAAAACTCACACCAAATAGTAATGCTACTGCGACAGATAGATCTTCATTACAAGCAGGCGGATCTATCTATAAGGCAAGTCAAAATCAACAGGACACATTACAATCAAAATTTGGCACTACTGCAGATGATAAATCAAAGTTTGATGAATCAAATGGAAAAACAAATCAAGCTATATCAGATGCAGATAATGAAACTGGAGACCTTTCATTCCCATCTGCTGCCGTAGGTGGACAATTTAAAAGTGAGGGAAATACAAGATATAAGTTCCCAGATCTCTTAAAATATCCAGATGATCTTGCTGATACAAATCAAGACGTGATTAAGTTTCAGATGCTCAGATATAAACCCAAAAAATTTAACACTAAATCTTTTGGTTTACAAGATCCAAATAGAGAATCTGTTACTGAAGATCAGATAATTGGTAATGTTATACTACCAATTGTTGGTGGAATAAGAGATACAAATACAGTTCAATTTGGATCTGAGAATATGGATCCAGTTAAAGCAGAGTTAGCGTTGCTTTCTTATACAACGATTGCTCAAGGTGGAGAAGGATTAACTGGTGGTGTTAGCAATCTCGTTAAAAAAATTACTGGTAATTCAGAGGATGTAAAAGGTGCTATTGCAGCTGGATTTGCTGGAGCAGCATCTGGAACTGGAGCACAATTATTAACCAGAGCAACTGGTGCTATCTTAAATCCAAACACAGAACTTTTATTCAAAGGTCCTGGTCTTAGA